ACTGCTGGAACAAGACCTACATCTGGCTACACCCCAATACCTAACATCAAGTCTACACCGAGTCTTAATCCGGAACCGTCTAGTATTGAGGTCACGGACTTGAATGATGAGGAATGGAAGCGTTTCATTCCCGGCTTAAAGGATCCCGGCGGTGCTTTGGCATTTATGGCAAACAACACAACTGCTTTCCAGACCGCTTGGGGTACTTTGGTATCGGCTTATAAATCGGCTGCTGCTACGAACAAGGCAGTATGGTTTGAGATCGCAATACCATCTTTGACAAACAGTTTTTATTTTGCGGGCATACCGTCTGAACTTGGGCTTGAGGCTATGGAAGTAGACAGTCCTGCTGAAATCACTGCTTATGTAACACCAAACCAAGTAGAGGGATGGGCGACGGCATCTACCTGATAGGAGGCAATCATGGCTAACGAACTATCAACCGCAGGGGTGACGGTTGCCTATGCTTTTGAATCAGAATCAGGTACACGACCTGAAGCGGGGTATCAGAGAATCAAAGGGGTGAAATCCACCCCCAACCTGAATCCGGAACCGTCAACCCTTGAGGTTACTACCCTTGATGACACAGAATGGAAACGCTACATCTTGGGTATGAAAGACCCATCTGGTGCGTTGCCTTTCATGTGCAACAACACTAACGAGTTTCAGGCTGCGTGGTATACCCTATGTGAGTTGTCGGACGCAAAGCGTGAGGATGACTTGGCTACATGGTTTGTGATTGAGATACCTAAACTGGGCGATTCGTTCTACTTTGCCGGAATACCGTCAGCTATTGGCGTGTTAGGCATGGAGGTAGACACAGTTGCAGAGGTTGAGGCATATATCTCACCAAACGATGTAGACGGGTGGCAGACAGCCCCGACAGACCCTGCTGTGTATATCACACCGATCACGACACAGGAACTAACCGCATTAACAAGTCCTTTAACCATTACCCCTGTACTGCATACAACAGGCGCAACCATCGACACAGCAGTTTCGTCAAACACAGACGTTGCGACAGTAACAGAAGATGGAACGGATGTTGTGGTAACTCAAGTTGGTGCAGGATTGTGTGACATAACGGTAACGACCACATCAGGTGTAGGTTATTCGGCAGGCAAAACGATCATCCGCATTAAATCAATTTAACAGGAGGCACATTGATGTCCAGAACTACATTAGATTTCGAGTATAACGGCAAAGACTACTCATTGGGTTACACTATTGATGTGGTTAAAAGATTAGACAGGGCAGGATTGCTTGCACAGATAGCGAATGGTGAAAGACCATTGACAATGACAGAGGATTTGTTTGTTGCAGCGTTCGAGGCTAACCATTCAACCGTATCGAACCGTATCAGAAGTGAGATTTTCAAAGAGTTCTCTGAAACCAGTGAAGATGGGTCTTTGCTAGAAGTTCTGCTTGAAATGATTAACGAAGTGCGTGAGGCGATGATTCCAAAGGGAAACGTGAAGTGGAGGGTGAATCGGAATTAGATTCATCCTCCCGTCCTAAGACCTTTTCAGAGTTTGCAGATGAACTGTGTTCACACTATATGTCTATTGGTGTGTCGTGTGACGAATACTGGAATGGCGACCCAACGAACTTGAAATACTATGCGAAAGCGCATGAATTAAAGAACGAACAACGCAACTGGGAAATGTGGTTGCAAGGATTGTATATCCATAATGCAGTCGGTGTAGTTTTGAAAAACGCCTTTGCTAAAAAGGGCACGACACTTGACAAGTACATTGAAAAGCCAATAAGGATAACGCCTTTGACTGATGAGGAAAAGGCAAGGAACGCCGAGAAAGAGCGTCAGAAGATCATAGCGAACCTAACCGCATGGGGTAAGGCGTGGGATAGGAAAAACGGGGTGAAATGATGGCGCAAAACATCGACGAACTGCAAGTCACTATAAGGGCGCAAAGTACAAAAGCCTCATCTGACATCAATGCCCTCACGACATCGCTCGCAAGTCTAAAAGCTGCGGTGCGTGGGGGTGTTGGTCTTACTACGGTTGCAAACCAGTTTAATAAGTTTTCGGCTGCGGTTAACAGTATGTCTGTTCCGTCTGGTAAATTATCAGCTTTAGTTACGGCATTGAAACCATTGGAAACAATAGGCAAGTCTAATCTTGGTTCTACTCTAAATCAGTTAAAGAAGATACCTGATATTACAAAAGGGCTTGACAATAATAGCCTTGCAGAGTTTGCAAGTAAAATAA